TCTAGTTGTGGCCATTATATTCTCCTCACATATGCTTGAATGGCTTCAACCGTGGGTTTGGTCATACCATCTGGGGCTTGTTTACTATAGCCATCATTGAGTCGCACTGCATAATTGTAATCTGCTTTTACACCTTCCTGCGTTCTGCGGGTGCTTTTTCTAGCATTGCCTGTCCTAATGGGTGTTATACTCTGAAACTCTTGGTGTGCAAAATCTTTGATCTTGTGTATCTCTTGTTCTACACGATCTAATCTACTTTTTATTTTGCTTCTACCCACTATTGACATTTTGTGCCCTCACTGCGTCTATTCTTTCTTGTAGATATTCTTGACTGTGATGCGTTGGTGTATGTCCTTTGTTGATCTTGCGATCTCTCCAAGTTTCATATTCCATTGCAGTCAATGCAATCTTTAAATCCAATGTATCGCCAGACTCTAGTATCTCACTTGGTAGTTTTGAGTATCTTTTTGCCATCAAGTCCAACCACAACAACATTTCTGTGTTGCGATTTATGTTGCTGAAGTCTGGCGAGTTAAGTTTCCCAATTGTTCTACCACTGCATTCATCATATCAACCATAACTGGTGGTGGTAATTGATCATCAGGTGCTAACATTGTTTTGCCACCCTCGTCCAATACCAAATCCTGTATCACTGCCAACATTTCTGCTGTGTTGGTTTGATCCACTGCACTCAGTCTAATGTATGTGGGCATATCATAACGATCGTACATATAGAAATCCAGGGATTCACCATATGTTGCTACCACGTGATCTGAGTCTAATGAAATTTTTTGTAGTTTTGGTTTTTTTGCTACTGCTTTGAGATCCATTAATCTGTCCTATCCTTTAATCTGTTTGCCAATAACACACAGAACTTGATCCTGCGTTTGGCTTTGCTTATATCTGCCTCAGCACTGCTAATCTCATTGCTGGCTTTGGCACATTCTCTTATGACTGTCTCCAACATTTCTACTGTGGTTAAGTCATCTAATACTGTTGTCTTTTGATCCATATGTATTTACCTGTGGTAAAAAATACCCCCCATTTAAGGGGGATATCTGTGCGTTGTTTAGAAGCTACCTGATGTTGCTATCGTGTAGTCACCTGTGATTGTGATTGTAACTGGTGAGACCCATACAGGTTCATCAGCACTCACAGTAGGAGCAAGTCCAGTAATATACCCATCACCTTCTATGAATTTGCCCGCTGAGCCGTCTGACTCATCGCCCATATACAAACTGAAGGTCATCAGTGTTTTGTCTGTGCTTGCACCAAAGATGCCTAATGCTGCCGCTGTTGCTCCGCCTGAACCTGAAGTTCCAAAGAACGTTGTTTGGTTCAACACTAGATTGGTGTTCAAACTGTTGGTTGCTGTGGTAGCAATCTGTTGTTTTGAACCTTCATCTAGCTGTGTCCAGGTAAAAACATCATTGGCCGCGTTGATAGTAATATCCTGCAGACTTGGTATTGTCAGCCCAGTGTCACTGCCGTTTGACTGTACTTTTAATTTTAGCACAGCTTCTACATTGCTGACTCCTGGTGCTGGATAAATGTAATTTGCCATATCTGTTTCCTTATGCTATCTTGGTAAATGTTAGTTCTACAGTGGTTACTTGTAAATCATCTACTATTTCAGTTGAGATTGTGCTGTCAGTGCTGTTGAAGCCTTGTTGCACATCCTTTGCTGCCAGTAGATAAGTCACCAGTTCACCATAGTTGTTTGGTGTGTTTTTGGCATCATTTGAGAATATAATGTCCAATCTTGTTTCTCTGATATCAATGTTGTTTCCGTCTAAACTGCGAAACAACGAAGTTTGATTCAAGTCCTCTTCGTCAACAAAGATTGTCAAAGGTCTTTTGAGATGCAGAGGAGTACCGTTCTCTAAGTACGGTAACTCCCTTGAAAAGTTATAGCGTTGTAATGGCGCTGCCACTATGTAATCTATAACAGTGTCTCTCATCTTATTCTCCGCAATCTAAAATTGCCGCTTGCTTTTTCATCCGTGTCAATGGTGCTGTCACCATCAAAGTCATACCAATCACCTGAATTGATCAGCTCTTGGAACAATCTGTCTGCACGATTCCTATAGTATCCCATTTTTTGGCGTTCGTTTGAATCGTCATCACCAAAATCTGCAATGCCTGGTAAGATGTAATCGCTGAGAGCCCAGTAGACACACAGGTCTGTGAAATCTTCTGTTCTATCTTTGATGTTGTCTGGATCAGGCTTAGGAATATCTTTCCTGCTGACAGAACCATTATGTGTAACATAAAGGCTCTGCCACCAATCTGTGTTTTTGATATTGTCCAGTATGCGTGTTGTTGCACGAATACAAGCTGTTTCAATTGTGTCATCCGTAAGGCTATCGTGTGAATCAAACAAACGAGGATCAGTTGCAGATACATCACTGAATTCTGCAAATGAGATAGTGTTTGAACTTTCAACAATGAATGCCATACTTCACACTCCTTAAGATGCGTCTTTGATTAGAACACCACGACCTGCATCAATCAATGCTGCTTTAGCGTGAAGGCTTGCAACAACATCATTACCTACAGCTTCTGCTCTTCTAGCAATCTCTAGGTCAATGTTTTTCTGCATTGCAATTCTCATTGCGTCTTTACCAAAAATAGCCATTTTTGAACCTGTAACACCTGTGTTGGTGTCGTTCAAATAGGAGCTAACAAATACTTGGACACCCATTAGTGTGCCAAAGAAACCTGAACGTAGTGCTTGACCTTGGAAAAGATCACCACCTGCAAAAGCTGTTCCGCCAATGTCGTTCATCAATGCTGCGTATGCGCCTGCGCCTACAACACCCATAAGAGGTCCTGTTTCGCCTGCTGCACGGATTGTGCCTACAGCGGCTGCCACTTCAGCCATATCCAAATCACCTGATGTGATTTCTTGGCCTGTAAGTGAACCCATTACGCCTGCTACATCAGCGTCAAATGCTGCTGATACAGCGTTACCTAAACTTCTACCAATCTCTTGTGGATCAATAGCACCTAGGTCACGTACAACTGAACGTGCTGCATAGATTTCACAGCTGATTGTGTTCTTAGTGTCTGCTGGTAACACAGTTTCTAAGTCAACACCTGGGGCTGCTTCTGTTGTTAGGTTTGTTGCTGTGACGGAAGCTAATTCTGGAACTTGTACAACACCGTTTGGTGCATTTACAACTGGAATCATTTCTCCGCCAATGAATAACGAACTTTCGTGTGCCGCATAAACTGTAGCGGCTTTAACTGGTACAAACAGGGCGTCCGTGTTAAACCCTGATGCATATGCTGAATTTGCCATAATAAATCTCCTTGATTTGGCTTAATGTTTACAGTAGACCTTTTGTACGGGCCTCTGCATATATTTTTCTATCACTTGCTTTGGTTAGATCAAGTTTTTCCAAATCAAAGTTATCCACTGTAGCACCTGCTACACTACTGTTTGTGTTTGTAGTGCTTGGAGCGGCTGCAACAAAATGTGGATTAGTTTGCAGGAATTCTTGAACCAAATCATCAACGCTAAGTGCAGCACCTGAATCTGAATATCGTTGTACACCAGCACCGTCTACCACTTCTGCCTGTCCATTCTCGCCAAGTCTAACCTGGTTACGAATCAACTGAACCACTTGTTGTGGGTTAACCGCTTTGTATTGTGCGGCTGCATTCAGTAGAGGTGTGTTCACAGTGTATTCCTCAATAATCTTATTCTTTTCTGCTATTTCAGCGTCTTTCTTTGCTGCCATATCTTTCAGTATTGTTTCAAACTCACCACGCTTGATAGCTTCTTCTTGTTTCTGCTTTTCAGCATTGGCTCGTATTGTTTTCAATTCATCTAGATCACCTAGTTCTGAGATTTGCTTTTCAAATTTCGCACTCAAAGATTTTTTGAGTCCTGCCATATGATTGTCAAATTCTGCTTGTGTATAGGTTTTGACAGATTCCTGCGTTTCAGTATTTTGTACTGTGGCCTCAGTTGCCACTTGTGTATCCAACGATTCTTCGCTCATTGTGGGCGTACCTCCTTTATAGTTTGAGTAAACGTGTTGTAATATTATTTATGCCTTTGAATTAAATGTGCCTGTTTTTTGCCTTATTTTGTTCAATCTGTGTGGATCCTGTTGTATCAGTATGCTCACAGGTGCTGAATATTCACCTTGATTAGGATCACTGTAGAACCATTCATCATCTCGTGTGTCATTTAAGTATTCTGAATATGCACGTAGGTCGTGTGAGTGTATGTCTACTACATATACCCTGGCAGTGTAATCACCTAGGGCTATTGGTTTGTAGGTTTCAACTATCTGTACACTTCCTGCACACCAATCAGCATACGCCCAGGGACAAACCTTGCGTATGCTGTAAAAGTAGTCTTGCCACTCATCATATGAACTAGCCTCTGCGTCCACCTTTTTTCTTCTTCATTTTAGCCATAATAGCTCTCCTCTAAATTAGCATCCATATTAGGATGCAGGTTAATATGATCATATAACTGTGTATGATCCATATCACGTGTTTACCAATACCAGTTCAAAACCCGCTGAAACTGAACTGGTTGCACTGGCTTTGGCTTTTATTTCTACATCTGATTCTGCTGGTATTTCTATTGGTATTTCAAACTTGATACCATCAAATCCGCCACGCTTGGTGAAGTATGCTTTGGTGTTCCACACACCGCCACCGTGTTTGATCACCAATCTTATTTCGTGTTCTAAATCTTTTGCACTGCCACAATCTACCTGCACTAGGTATGCTTTTTTGCCTGTGGGCACAGTGTATATGGCCATTAATGTTTGTCCCATATCAGGTGAAATGATTGCTGCTGATTTAGAATCTGCTGTTATGGTTACAGTGCCTACATTGGCATCACCTGTGTTGGCAGTTGCCATAACGGCCCTGTGTATCCTGTAAAATTGTACAGTGCCTGTGGATCCACCTATGGTAAGTGTTTCGTTGACTTCTTCATATGCGGCATTCAATCCATATACTGTTACAGTGCCGCCGTTGTCATCTGTGTCTGATGATGTTGCAGTTGCCGTTCCTGCACTTGCAATATATGTGTAGGTGTTGTTGCCATCCCACACAGTCTCCCAACTGCCGCCTACTTGTGAATTGTATCCAAACTTGTTGATTGCAGTTGTGTCATTGAATTCGCCTAGTGCAATGCTCATACCTGTGTTTAGACTTGGTTGTGTGTTGTTTATTGGTTTGCTCATTTTACTCCTCCACTGGTATCCAATAATGGCGGCAATTGTAGCCACCTCTATCTGTCCAAGGATTGTCGCCTGATTTGCCCACCCAATCTTGGCTCCATAAATCAAGTATTTCTTCTTCTGTTAGTACACTACCATCTAAATCAGCACACCAAGGTCTTGTTTTTGCAATAGTACCACCTGCATATTCATATTTTTTTATGTTGTAGCGTTTGGCCCTGTTCACAGTGAACGCACCATCAAACTTCATAACCACTGCTTCAGCACCTGCAATCAATTGATCTGCTAAACTGCCTCCAACTGCTGCAACTGGCAATCTACCTTTGATTTGATTCACTAGATCTTTGAGTTCATCTGCTGTCACATCAGGATCAGTCTTGCGTCTACGCAATTGATTCTGCAATCGTGTGGTTACTGGATCATCTGTTTGCATAAACACACCTGACACTGCTGCACGAGTTTGATTAGCAACCACAGCAGTGGCAACACCTGTTACAGCAGCACCTACCACTATTGAACTCACTGTTTCTGCGTGACTTCTCACTGTTTCTGTAAGTGTGCCTGTTGCATCTGCCAACAGTGTTGATTCTACAGTTTCATCTTGTGTATCCACACCACTGCCTATGCCTGCACTGGTTTGATTTTCTACAGTGTCTGCGGCAATGTCTCGCAGTGGTGTGGTCGTGCCTCTCACGCTCTCTGCATACGTTTCATATGCTTGTATGATACTCTGTCTGGCAGTTTCAGTGTTACCAGACTCCACTATGCCCACCAGTTGTGTTTCAAGTGCGGCAGTGGTGTCCAATAAATCTGTGCCTATGGTGTTGATTGTGCGATCAATCACCTCAGTGTGATCAGCCATTGGTGTGTACAAATCCTCTTGCGGTTAGTTCAAGATGTTGTGCCTGTGTTGTTACAGTTATGATTTCACCTGTGGCAGGATTCATCATTTCGTGTACAGTAAATTCAGGCTCATCCATATTTTGATAGATTTCATTAAGTTTTTGTGGATCATCTACCACAAGTTCTACCACACGCTTGTTGATTTCTTTTTGAAAGTCTTCATTGACTACACCAGCAGCCTTGGCTTTCATCAAAAACTCTAGGTCTGCGTTGTTGTCACGAATGTTGTATTGATGTGGATATTCAATGGTAGATTCATAGATATAGCCCATGTATTCTGAGATCAATCTCCAAATGTGTTCTTCTGTTAGTTCTAGTGCATCTGCTTTTTCTGATAGTTTGCTTGCCAATTGCACAAATTCAGTTTGCATTGCAACTCCTGACATGGTTTTTGATTCAACTGCTCTTACTGCACCTGTGTTGGCCATTTTGTCAATGCTTTCTACACACATGTCTATGGTTGCCAATATTTGTTGTATGTTGGCACCTGATGATTGCAGTATGTAAGGTTTCAATCCTGGATCCAAATCATCTGGCATCTGTATCACTGAACCTGCACCTGCTGATAGTATGGTGTTTTCTGTTACAGCCAAACTAGGATGCGAATCCAATCTAATGGTTTGTTCAATTTCTGATATTAGGTTGTAGATGTATCTTTGTGTGTCTGCAATGTCTGCAATATCACTGACACCTATGCCTCTTATGATGCCTCTTTTGTTGTAACTGCATATGGCAGGTATTTTGCCCAGTCCATTTTCCACAGTTTCTGCGTAATCTATTTTGTCATCTGTTACATGCACAGTTCTAATTTGATCCTTGGTCCATTCTTTGATCACCTTGGATTTGCCTGTGACTTCTTCTACATACTTGATATATTCTAGTTCGTATGCACCTGTGGCTTGTCTTGACCAACGCCAATCCAACATCATCATAGGTGTAACAAGATTCAAATAAGGTCTTATGTTTGCAGCAATCTCATCTGCTTGTGTTACTGCACCTGTGGTTGGCTTTGCAACTATGATCCAAGTCTGGCCAAACACTGAATTGTAGGTTGCCA